ACTATCTGTAGATGTTGAGACAATCCAGCCGGGTAGCCATATTGAAGAACTTGGTCTCAGTCATGATCCGAACTTTGGTATCTCAATCTTCTTGCTTAAGGGACGAGCTCCGGCACTTCCAGAAAAAGACGAACTCCTTCTCTGGCAGACCTTTGCACGACTTGTTGCTTGCAAGAAGATTGTTATGCAGAACGGAGCGTATGATATTGGAGTCATCTGGTATAATCAGCATATTCTTGTTGAGAATCTCTGGATGGATACTCTGATTGCGGCGCATGTTTGCTGGCCAGAACTCCCGCGTGATCTTGGTTTCCTCGGTAGTGTGTGCCTTGACGTATCTCCGTGGAAGAATAGTTCAAAGTCGAGTATATACAATCCAGCTGACGCAGCTAATACACTTGGTATTGCTCTGGTTCTTGATAAGGAGATAGACAAACAAGGGATACGAAAGACATTTGACTTTGAAATGTCAGAGATTCCTCCTGCGCTAATGCTTCAACTTCAAGGAATACAGGTTGACAAAGACAAACAGAAAGAACTAATTGATCAGTGGTCTGAGAAGAGAACTACTTTAAAGGCGCAGCTTGATCAAGTAATCGGAAGGGAGATTAACTTCAATAGTTCAAAGCAGATGCAACAACTTCTATACTTTGATTTGAAGCTTCCTATTCAGTATAAGAGACGAAAGTCTGTAACAGAATCTCGGACAATGACGACAGACGCAAATACACTACGAACACTGTCCAGGCTCGTTCCTGATAATCCAGTGTTCAATTTAATCCTTGCTTACAAGAAAGCAGATATGCTCGTCAGGCAGTTTCTTGAGATCGAGCTTTCTCCTGAAGGGAAAGTTCATACAAGCTATAACATTACAGGAGCATCAAGTGATGATGAAGAGGATACTAAGAAGACTAAGCGCAGCTTTGGAAGATGGTCTTCCAGTGCAAGTATTATACTGCCATATGGATCGGGGAATTTGCAGAACATACCTCCCGAAGCCAGAAAAATGTATCGTGCTCGATCAGGATGGAAGATTATACAGGCTGATTATTCTCAAGCAGAAGCTGTTGTCGTGGCATATCTTATTGGAGATCAAAAGCTTAAAAGAATGTTCAAAGATTCTTTCGGATTGTCTAAGACAGAAAAGAAATCCTACGATATACATAAGATGACTATCGCAGTCATGCTTGGAATTCCAATCGAGCAGGTAACTTCCGAACAGAGAGTTGCCGGCAAGACAATCAGACACGCAACATGTTATTCTGCTGGACCACAGGTTCTTGCGAACAGGCTTGGAATTAAACTCTCTGAGGCAAAGATTCTTATGGATCTTTATCACCGAGCTAATCCAGCACTTCGTATGTGGTATCAAGCAGTACAGCAAGAACTGAAGAGAAGTAGAACTCTTGTCAATCTTCTTGGAAGGAAACATCGCTTCCTGGATCGTTGGGGAGATTCTCTTTTCAGAAGTTCTTACTCGTTCATACCACAGTCTACAATCGGTGATCTACTTAACACAGCCCTGATCAGACTATACAACAGAATAAAAGACATCGACTATGAAGTAATGATTCTACTCCAACTTCACGACGCACTTTATACTATGGTCAAAGAGGAAGATGTTGATAAGACAATCAAGCTAATGCGTGAGTGCATGATGATTCCGCTGCAGTGTGGTAACGAAGAATTTACTATCGACTGTGATTTTAAAGTTGGAGACTCATGGGCTGAAGGCGAAGACATGGAAATCAACTGGAGGGAGTGTTAATGGTTTACTTTGATCTGGACGGAGTACTTAGAGATTTATGTGGAGCAGCAGGAATTGAACCAGATGAATGGGATTGTCTAATTAATGGTAAGAGTTTCATAGAATTCTTCGACGATAATTTAGACTTACTACTTACTGCTAGACCTACAGAATACTTACACATCGCTGACTTCTACCACAAATACATAAGTAAAATAACAATACTAACCAACCAAGTAGAATCGTGGCGTAGGCTGGCAGTAGAGTGGATTAATATTCACTTTAAAGATGATGCTCCTGAAGTTATATTCACTAAGAATAAACTTGCGTACTTGTCTTCAGAGAAGGATCTGTTAATAGAAGACGATCCAAACTTATCTGACTACTCACAAGTAGTACTGATCGACAGATCATACAACAGGAACATTACGCTGCCTCATCAGCGAATAAGAAGTCCTCGATTGTTAGTAAGAGAATTACTCAGGAGGCAGTATGGGCTCAAGTAAAAAAACCATAGTTGTTACAGTCTCCTCTATTATTGAGCGAGACAAGTACATTAAAAGAATCTATACAAATCTAACAAAGGAGCCACAGACACAATTTACTATTCAGCAAGACCAGGTAAATCAGATTAGGATCTTTCACAATGCGGATAAGGGAATCAGGATTCTTATCAGGACTTACACAGTCATTGTTATTCCTGTTACGCTTGATCTTGGTCCACTGTACAACTTCGAAGGGATCGTGGACTATCATCTTGACGAAACCATTAAGCACTTACGATCTCAAATCTCTCGACTTGAATCTCTGCAGGGGCAGAGGATTATGAAAGGAACTAACAATGGCAAGACACTTGGAGAATTGGTTGGACAGCTATCTAACTCTCTTGGAGAATACTGAGCCAGCAAGGATCTTTGATGTCTGGGTAGGATACTCTGTTATTGCATCAGCACTAAGAAGAAAGGTTAGTTTACAACTTGGAAGACTTATTTACTATCCTAACATCTATGTTGTGCTGGTGGCCGATCCCGGAGTGGCTCGGAAAACACAAGCAATTAAATACGGAGTAAGTTTCTTGAACACTATTCCAGATATTAGACTCAGTGCAGACTCAGCAACTAAGGAAGCTATGACAGATGATATTGAATTATCTGGACTTGATGAGCTGATGGTAGATGGAACGACGCTTCGGCATAGTTCACTTAATATTATTTCAAAAGAGTTTGAATCGTTTCTCGGACAGAAGAAAGAGAATACGAGAATGCTAACAGCACTTACAGATCTCTTTGATTGCCCAGATGACTGGTCATCGAGAACAAGACATAGTGGTTCATCTAAGATTATTAGACCGTGGGTAAACTTACTTGCTGCAACAACTCCAGACTCGTTAGCAAGCTCACTTCCAGCATCCGCTGTCGGTGGTGGTCTTACTTCCCGGATCATGTTTGTCTGGGCAGACAAGAAAAAGAAGTCTGTAGCAATTCCTTTTATGACAGAGGAAGAGTTAAAGCTTAAAGAGAAGCTGGAGAAAGATCTTTACCAGATCAGTAGAATCTCTGGCGAGTATGTTATGACAAATGACTGTATTAAGAAGTGGGTAGAGTGGTATGACGCTTACGATGAGGATGAGTCAGGAGATAGGGTATGTACTGATAAATCCTTCAGTGGTTGGTATTCCAGAAAACCTACTTATATAATCAAGATTGCAATTCTTCGCGCTGCCGCAGAATCAAATATCCTAACAATTCAGTGGAAGCATATTGAGAATGCTATCAGTGCAGTCATTCAAGTAGAACATATTATGGGTAATGCCTTTAAAGCAATTGGTAAGTCAGAGATCTCTGCTGAGGTTGATACTGTTCTACAGATCATTAAAAAGTTTCAGTGGATTTCAGAGAAGAAACTTATGAGTGAAGTCTGGAGAGACATTGACTCTAACAAGTTTGATAATGTTATGGAGACACTTCTGAAGACTGGAAAAGTTGGTAGAGATTACAAAGGTCCTAACGGAGAAAAAGGAATTTGGTACTTCTCAAAAGAAGCGAAAGGAGAATAAATGAAACAGTTATCTGACTGGGAGAAAGGCTATAGGGAAGGTTATCAAGAAGGTAGACAAGCTGGATATGAAAGTGGCTTTAATACTGGAAATGCAGCTGGGTTTAAGAAGGGATGGCGAGACGGATATGAAGAAGGAAGAAGCGAGGAAAGTTCTTATAAAAAGACAAATCAACTACAAGGAGAATGACAAGATGATTTATAAACTTGAGAATCACAAGTCTATGAGATTTGGACTGAACTACAGTTTTACCAGTGAGTATCTATATAAACAGATGACATTAAAGTTCTTACTACCGTGGTTTATCTGGAAAGAAAGATACTATGATATTGAACGAGATGAGTTTATGTTTGGCTGGAGACTTCGAGCTGCTCTCTTTGTTTTCATGTTTGCCTTTGCTACAGGAAGTTCACCAGTTGGAAAGCAACGACCAGTCAAATGGTCAATAATTGACCATTCTGGATATGAATGAAAAGGAGCCCAAATAATTCTGGGCTCCTTTCTTTTACAGAAGTTTTGATTCAATCTCTCTACGCTTAACAAGTCCAGGAAGAACTCTTCCACCTCCATGAACCCACTTCCTCAGCTCCTTCTTTGCTCCCATCCAGTCTTGCTGGTTGAGTCTCTTTCTCAGTGTTGAAGTCTGAAGGGCTCCAATCCCAAGATTATAAGTAAAGTCGGCAATAGCTGCAAGTCTATTATCACTTCTTACAAGCTTAGGACAGTAACGAATAACTGCTGAAAGGCTATGCTCAAGCTCATCCTCAAGATATATCTCAGCAGTACTCTTATCAACAGAAGAATCTGTTGGTTTTACTTTACGCCCATCAGGATATCGAGTTGTTCCAAAGCCGATAGTCCAAATTCCTGCTGGACACTTATACGGCTTAGACTTAAATCCTTCAAATATCCTGACGAGCTCGGCTGCTAAGTCTATCGCACTCATTTGCTTGCAAGCTTCCTTCCACCTTCGAGAACCCGACCAACAAACCAGAAGTCAACTATGAAGGATACCAGGGCTTTCTCTTCTGGACCAAACACCTTATTCAAGGCATCAACAACTGGCATATTGTTCATGATGAGCAGAACAAAGGTAGTAATGATTACTCCAGGATAAAGCAGGATGACCCACTGGAACGTAATCAGTGGTCTCATCAGCTTTGAGAAGCCGTCAATCAAAGGAACACCGGAAGGTTTATCCTGTCCTTCAATGGCTGTTTTCAAAGCATCAATAGCACCCTTGTTCCAGTCAGATGCACCCTGAGCTCCAATCTCATCAACGCGCTGATCACCCTTCAGTTTCTGGAACTCAAGAGCTTTGTCTTGCATATCTAATTCATGCTTACGATCATTCTTAGCATCTAAAAACTTAAACAGTTCTGGAGCTAGTCTAAGCAAGCCACCAAAAATACCACTTAGTATTGTCCACATAAATCCTCCTTACTTTGGAAGTGCTTTTAACAGCAAGTTAATATGTTCAATAATCATTAAGATAACCCAGATAGTTACTGTGCTACCTACTACTGCCGCTATTCCTCGAAGTAGCCATCTCCAAGGATCTTTTCTTCTGTCACCCGCCTCTTGCTGTACATCACAAACTGCTTCTTTAATAGCAGCAAGCTTCTCAATTTCAGACATTCTTCCAAAACAAGCCACTTGTCGCGTTGAACAAGTTTTTTGAATGTCGTCAAGTCTGCTATGTATGTCTCGTAGTCCTTGGTTAAATGCCAGGATAATTTTGTCAGTGTCTTCCACAGTAAGTCCTTTCATAAAAGGTGTAGTTATTCGGTTTCATCTACTTCGTCTTCGTCTTTTTCTGGGTACCTTCCAAGCAATGCGTCAGTGTATGAACCTCCTTTATCAATTATTCTTAAACTCTTTGCTACTTGTGCAGTTCCAGGAACTCCTGCTGCTTTACCAATAAGTTCAGGCCAACTCTTAGTATAGCCAACATATGTACCACTGGTATTAGCAAGTTTCTTACTCACGTCAGATAAGAATTCAGGTGATGCTCCTAGAATACTTGAACCATATCTAATATTTCCAAGTCCCGGCATTAACTGTGTAAACTCTAGTCCTGCACTTATTGCTGTTTCTGTTAAAGACTCATTTTTATTGTACGTTTCCATAGCACTTCTGATTGGAGTAGGAAGCGGAGACTTTACTCCAATAAAGTCTTCATAGAAAGCGTTTATCAGTGTTGTTCCCAGAATAAATCTAAATACTTTTCTAAATTGATCTGAATTTTTTATTGTTGGATTCTTTATTCCAACTACATCTCTCGCAAGCCAGTTAAAGTTTCCAATAACAAATGACTGAAAGGTAGTAAAGAATTGTCCAGTAATCATTCTCTGAAGAGGAGCTATATCATGTTTTGCTGCAGATGCCTGAGTCTTTATAACAAGATCGTCAGCGTAATGTTTTGCTTGTTGTGGAGTCATACCCTCAGATATACCTTTCTTATATGCTCCTATACGAGTAGCTGTAGCAGTTTCCATATCAAGAAACTTAAGTAACTTCATTCCAAGCCAACTCTTATTATATCTATCTCTAATATTACTTAACTTTCCAAAGGTACCCTCAAAAGTCTGACTTGCATTAAGATCAAACTCCCTATTAAGAAGAACATCAGAATTCTTGTAAGCATCTATTCTTTCTTGTGTCGCTAAACCTTTCAATCCTTCATATAGATACTTACTACCTATTTCAGTATATGCATTATTTAAGGCACTTGGTTGAATGAGAGCACTTCGAACCATTCCAGATAGAGTAGCAAAAGTAATATTCTTTGTAAGTTGTCTAATAGCATTATCAATCTCTGGAGAGAATGTTATCTTTTTTCCGTTAGCGGTATAATCAAGATAAGGAGTTATAACTGCAAATGCATTTGGCTGACTCTTCTCAAGAAATCTTGCGCGCTCTCTTGATTTTGCAATTTCTGGAGACATATGCATATGTCTAGTCGCAGACTGCATATACTGATCAAAAACACTAAACGCATCCATTTGCACTTTACGAATTCCACCAGTACGACTCTTAGCATATTTAAAGGGAGTTCCCTTAGGATGAATATAAGTTTCATTTAAGGCTCTATCATTCATGCCAAAACCTATACGTTCAGCTAAACTGACATCTCTTGCAAAGGTAAAATAGTTTTCTACTTTCCTGAATTGTTCAAGTCCAGAAGCAAGACGAGCTCTATTTACTAAGGTATACATAGACTCATAACCTCGCCGCATCCAAGCATATGCTTCTACTTCCTTAGCAGTTAAAGTTGGAATTTCTTTTATACCCATCTTATCAAGTATTTCTTTTCCTCCTCGCTCCTGAGCTAATGCGTAAGTATAAATCCTCTTGGATGCTTTATTAGATAGACCCTTCTTATACTCCTCCATCTTCTCATGAATCTTAGAAAAGTGTAGATCACTCTTATGAGTTGCTTCTCGTATATTCCAGTAGAACATTTCTTTTATCTGATCAACAGATTCCTTTCCCTTCTTATTTCCCCAAGACTCAAAAGTAAAAACTGGATTTTGATGTATAGCAGCACGATCAGTATAATCCATATCAGGCATACTCTTTATAAACGCTTGCTCTTCTTTAGTAACTTCAGGAGCAAGAATATCATTTATATCAGATGTCTTATTACTCTTAGTTGATAATTTATTAATACCTTTTTCCAGTCGAAGTTTTGTGCTTTTAAGTTTATTCACATGTGCTGTATACTCTTTCTTCTTCAGTAACTCAATAGCACGCTGATATCCCTGTCGCCTATATGCAGCAGGATCAGTCTTAAGTTTTTCTATTGCTTTGAAGAACTTCTGAATTCTTTCATTCTTCAGATCAATAAACTTTTGCTTGCCATCAGGACCAGATAAAGTATCTAACTCTTCAGTTACCTTATCAAGAATACGACGAAGCTGTCTACTCTGAGTTTCTAGTTTAGCTTTTTCTGACCTACGAATAAGTCTTTGATTACCAAGATAAATAGCTCCATGCTCGTTCTTAAGTGGTTCAATAAGTCTATCCCATATCTCGTTTACGTGCGACTGAAAAACTTTCCACTTATCTCCAAGAAGTTCTTTCATTTTACTATACCAAGTAGAAAAGTCTTTTGTTCCAGATTCGTAAAGACTCTTCCCTAAGTTTTCAAGTTTGGGTATTGCCTTTTTTATCTCTCCTGCTAAATCTCTAACAGCTTTAGCTGCAGTAATAGGATCAAAACCTGAGTAGAGAGTGTAACTTCCAGGAGTCTTAGACGTACCAAGAACTGATTTTTGCTCTGTAGGTTTTATTTTAATTTTACTGGTATCATATACTACATACTCTTTGCTACCATCTTCATGCGTATATTCTATACCATCAAATCCTTTTTCTTGTAGTACATCTCCTACACTCTTAAATCCCATATCGTCATCAAGAGCGTCTTGTATGTTTTTATCTAATAAATCCTTATTACGAGCAGGATTTTTAAGGTCTAATTGTACTTCTACTATTCTACTACCACCAGCCTCTTCGGCAAACGACTCAGCAATATACTTTTTATCAGAAAAACTAATACCTTCACCCCAATCAGACTGTTGATTTTCACCAACAAAGTCTTTAGAAAATTCTGTAAAATCCTTACTTGTTCCATGATAGGCCGTAACAGGATTAGGTTCTTTACTACCAAGTTTTTCTCGCTTATTTCTCATCTCAGGAGTCAAACCACCAGCAGAAAGATTAGGTTCCTTAGAGAATGTCCCAACAATACTACCAAGTTCTTTAAGAGTAGTAGTTATTTCCTTACCATCAATAAGAGTAACTGTTCCATCTTCGTTTCGTTCTATTCTGTAATACGGTTCATCAGGACTTATCCTAACCTCTTTACCATTAATATCAGTAACTGTCTGCTCTTTACTAACAGTTAAGAACTTTGCAGTAAGCTTCTCAGCACGAAGATCAATCTTCTTCTTTCCAAACTCACTTCCATCTCCGTATGCCCAGCCACTTTCAATAGGTGTCTTGGATGTCGCTATTGCTCCTGCTGGAATATCATTCCAGACCATATTATGACTTTCACCATTAGAGGTATAAATTTTACCATCAATCTTAATAGCTGGAACTCTCTGCTGTACTGGCTTTGTAAGTAACTTCGTTACTGCAGGAGATTCTGTCTGCCTCAAGTACTTCCCGTTCTCATCTAAGAAACCAGTTTCTGTTCCCCAATCAAGACCATTACGTTGAATAATCTGAGCATGAGTCTCACCAGGTTCTCCAACATAATTCTTTCCTTTAGAATCCTTAACAACTGACTGCCAACCTTCAGGTTTAGTCTCAGATGTAACATCAGTAGTCTCTTCTTTAGTTTTAGTTACCTCACTAATAATTTTCTTTTCAGCTGCCTGGTCAATAATTGACCTTTCTGGACCTTCGCTTTTTATAGTTTCCTTTAATACTCTTTCTTTCTTTGCCCATTCAGGAAGTTCTAGAGACTCTGCATGAGGAATGTCTCTCACAGTTGTATCTAATTCTTCACGTGGAGTAAACACTTCTCCACTAGGAGTACGTTTAGTAGTCATATCAACTACTTCCTCTGGAGTAATCTCTCCGCGCTCTTTCATTCTATCAATAACTTCATAATCACTTGGACCATAGACAGTTTCCTGTCTTGACAGATCTTTAGGAGTAATATCAAAAGTAAATTCTTCACCGCGATACTCAGGAAAAGGCAAAGCGGGAGGCTGATCTTTACCACGCATAAGATCGTAAATATCGGTAACTTCTTCTGGTCTCGGTCGCATCTCAAAGGTTTGACCAGCAGGGAGTTGAGGTTCTTGTTTAAATCCAGAAGCTTTTATTGGTTCTCCTGGCATAGGACGAACTGGAGTTACTGGTTTACCAGGAATTCCTGCTTCTCCAATCGTAGGAGTAATTGGTTTTGGTTCAACTTTAAGTTTACCAGTATTTATATCGTTAAGAATATCTGCGCGATTCTTGGGATCTGTCCACATCTTACGAATATTGTTAGCATTTGGTAAAGTTTTCTTAATATAACTATCTACATTTCTGATAGATAAGTCTCCATTAGGCAAACCATGCCAAAGAAATATAAGATCCATTCCATACTCAACAGTCTTCTGACTTAATTCTCTGTCATCGAATGGGTGTGTACCTCTCTGCGCATCTAAAAGAGTCATACCAAAAGCAATTCTTTTGATTCTTTCTTTGACAGCAGCACCAGGAATAACTCCCTTAGCAGCTCCAAACGTGGCTCCCATCATCGCTCCAGATCCAGCAGCCTTTCCCAGAACTTTAAATGATCCTTCAAGATCTTTTTGAGAAAGTGCTTCTCCAATTGCAGCAGATGTAAATCCAGCAATTAACCCAGGTGTTTCGCTTGCTATTGATTTAGCTACACGTGGAATAAGTTTAGATCCAGCAACACCAGTACCAGTAACTGTAGTTGCTAACTGTGGGACTTTCTTAAGTAAAGACCCAGTAGCCCAACGAGTAATACCTCCTGGTGCACCAAGCATAAAACCTGCTATCTCACCTCCACCAGTAAGTAAATGCTCTCCAAATCCTTCAGGAGTAATCTCTTCTTGCTCTTCACCACGAGCTTTAAGAATCGCTTGCGGAATTCCAAGAAGTGGAAGTTTAGTAAATCCGCTTGCGAGTGCTTCTATCTTTCTTGGAGTTTCAGTTCTACCTCCTGCCATATCTCTAACTGCTCGCGCAGCAAGGATATTCTTTCTTTTTCCTGTTGCAGTAGGTACGTCCATACCAAGAGATTTATCAATGCCAAGACCCTTAGCCAAACCCTGTAACCAAGATGGTTCTTCAGATGGTTCTTCAGATGCAGAATCTCCTTGTCTCCAAGACATTTGACGTTCTGGCTCATGCAAACCAGGTGGAGTAATGTCTTGAATAGGAACTGGTTTACTTGCCAACTTACCAGGAGTAATAACTTTTACAGGCTCTGGCCCAGGTGCTTCTATACCCAAAAGATCGTACACATCTCTTGTTTCTCCAGAAACATCTAAACCTTCTCGAACTACTCCAGGAGTACGATCACTTACAGGATTTACAGACTGTTCACCAATTAAGTCATATATGTCAGTCATTTTTGACTCCACTTTTTAAAGCGTCTTGTAAGACTTTATCATAAGAAAGCTTTCGCTTTTTTGCTGTTTCTTGTATCATCTTTCCAGTAATCTGTACACCATTAATTGTAGGAAGTGAAGTCTTCTCCCATTGCATATTATTCTGAGTTCCTGGAATATATCTCTTTGTTCCAGGAATTTTTATGCCAGTATCTTTCTTAGTATACACATATGGAGTATCAGTACTTGCATTAAAGAAATTAACAGCACTAACTGCTTTTGGTTTATTCAGATTTCTCTGAATATAGTTTTCCTTTGTTGCAACAGCACTCTGAATCATTCGCTGTTCACCAGGAGTAATAACTTCCTTCTTCTCTCCAGCTTCCCACCTATAAAACTCATCAAGGTCCATAGGTGCTTCTCCTTTATGCTTACCTACTTTAAGTTCTTTATCGAACCGTTCAGCATAAGACATATATCTCTTCTCAAAGTCCGTAGGCTTATAACCTTTAGCCAAATTATCTCTCATCTGTTCACGAAGTCTTTGCAGATTGTCATACTTAAATTGTAATGTGTCTTCAAATTGCTCCTTCTTCATTCCAAACAGTTTCTCATCCATATCTAACTTTAAACGTTTTATATCATCTGCGTTTGAAGCTGAAAGTAAACGAGATCTTAAGTCAAGCCCCTTTTCTGGATTGAACTTAGAGATAGTTGAGATTGCTCCTTTCAGATATTCTACATCAGGATTCTTACCCTCTGCTTTCCACGCAGACTCTCTACTTGGATAAGTAACTCCACCAACTGTCATTGGTTGATTAAGACTTTCTTCATACTCTTTTATCGCCTCACGAGTAGAAGCTTCGTTTTCTACTTCGACTGTCTTTGCTTGAGCCATCTTTATTGCAAGTAGTCTATTAGGAGCTTCATACTCTCTTCTTGCTCTCTCAGTAGATGCTTCATGTCCCATCTGCGAAAGCTGATTTCCTAATCGTCCAGCTGGTCCATTAGGATCAAATGCTCCTGCAGTCATACCAGCAAGACGAACAAACTGATCAAGAGGTATATTAAATTTACTACTACCTACAGGTTGTTTCCAGTAGTCTACAAACTGATCTGACTGCTCAGATCTAACAGTTTGTGGAGCTGAGGTAGTTTTTGTTAGCAAGTTTGGTACTACAGAAGGAACAGAAGGAGTAATAGGAGGAGCTGTTATATCTGTAATAACTGGAGGCTTTCCAATACTTACCTCAGGCTCTCCAGTACTGATATCAGAAGTTCCAGTGTTTTGTAACCAGTTAATATTAAACTGATCTGGTGCTCCTGAGCTTGACCCAGCAAGTTTATTCCGCTTATCTTCTGGAGTATAATAATCTAACAAAGCATTTCCAGCCATTGCAACTCTCCTTATTCAAATAGTATGTTAGCAACTCCGATACAAAAGCCAATAACAGCTCCGATAACTGCACCATAAGCTCCGCCAATCTGAGCACCGATATACGCTCCATTAGCAGTCCAACTTGCAACCAACAGTACTTTTGATAGTGTTGATCGCTTCCTTTGTAATCCACCTTTCTGGTAACCAGCATTTTGCCGCATAGTACCTAAGACTGCGCGCTCGAAGTCTAATACATCAAAAGGCCAAAGAGTTTCTCTTGCACCAAAAGTAGTGTCTGCCTCAGCACCTTGTACTGCTGTCATATAATATAACTTCATCAGCTCAGAGTAAGAATCTGTCACACCCTTCTGCCAGTTAAGAACAGCGTTGTACTTTGTGTTAAGGTCTGGTAGAAGTTTGAACTTACTATCAGCACTTAAGTTAGCTAAGTCTTTAGTTCTCTGACACTCAATACTAGCTTTTCCTATAACAAAAGAACTACTGGAAACAGCGTTCCTATCTCGCATTGCAATCTTGAAAGCAGGCGTACTATTAATAATTAAGTTCTCATCAATCAAAACTGCATCTGCTTGTATGGATAAGTTTACTTCAGTTAGGTTTGCCTGGTCACTCATTGTTACACTCCACAAAGCTTCCAAGTCATACCCAGACATGAACTTACCATACATATCGTAGAGAGAAGCAAAGTTTGCAACAGCAAAGCCAATTCCAAATACTGCGTCATCAACAGCTTGAGCTGTGTAAGTCCCATAAGGAGAATCACTAATCAAGCTTGCTCGAAGTGTAGCAACAGTATTCAGTAAGTTACTGTGCTTCTCTTCAACATATGCTGCAAAATGAATAGTTTTAGAAGTGTCTGCTGGAGTACTACTGCTGCTACCGCCCATAAGTCACCTTAATAAGTAAATGCTGCTGCAGCACCAAGAACCGCTCCAATACCTGCACCAGCTCCAGCATACGATGTTGCAGCAGTTCCTACTGAGGTTGCTGTTGCTGGAACAGCTGCAGTCTGAGTGATATTTCCACCAATCATAGCTCCCATAGCAGCACCACTAAGTGCACCACTAAGAACTCTTGACATAGTTGAAGCTCCAGCAACATCCGTCTTTGCATTAGTAGCTCCTTGTAAAGCACCCAACGCAGCACGCTCGAAATCAAGAACTGTAAATGGCCAGAGTCTATGCTTCGCAGCCATTGCGTAATTTACTTCATCAACATCTGTCTTGGCAGAGAAGTACAGTTTCATAATTTCACTGTACGTTCCAATGACAAGCTTATTCCAATTCAAATGCGCTTGCCATCTTTCCTGAGCTACGGGAATAAGACGATACTTTAGATCTGCTGAGAACCTCGCAATCATCTTTGTTCTGGTATCCTCAATTAAGGACTTACCAACAACAAAGGAACTACTCATAACTGCATTAATGTCTCTCATTCCTGTTTGTAAACGAGGAAGTGAGTTAATAGTTATCTCATCATCTATTAAAGCGCCTTCAGCAGCAACTAAACTACTAACAACTGACGAGTCAACAGTATCATCATAGATCTGAGTCCACAGAGCTTCGATATCCATACCAGCCATAAACTTTCCAAACATATCATAAAGACTTGGAAAGCTAGCAATAGTATATCCTGCTCCAAAGAAAGCATCATCTACTTCAATGTCTACATAATTCTCAAACGGAGAATCGTCTATCGCAATAAGCCGCTGAGCATAGACAGTATTCAAGAAGTCCGTATGTCTAACTTCGATATACGGAGCGTATCTAATAGTCGTAGAGGTATCTGCTGGTTGAGAACTTCCACCACCACCCATTTCACTTACCTCCCTATACTGTAGGCAAACGTTCTGTGACGTTCAACAGAACCAGTAACTCTGGCAATCTCCCAAATCCTGGAGTTCCTTGAACTGAACGTAACAGCTTTACATTCTTCCTGTGCTGCAAACTGAGCAACAAAGGTAAAGTATCTTCTTGTTGATTCATCATCCCAAGCACTCATGGAGTACAGACACTGAATGTATAGCTCCTTCCTGAACTGTACTTTGTCAATAATAATCCTGGTAATTGCTATACTATGAAGTATTCGCTTTTCATCAAGGACTATAAAGCACTGAGCCTTTTCACTGAGAAGTGCCTGTAGAAGCTCATTGAAGTAATTTCCAAGATCTTCTTTATTTACTTCGTCAGCTTGCACACAAGCATATTTAATCGCGTTCCAGAATGGAACAATCTGTACAGGAAGAAGCCTGTAGATAGTGTTATTAGTAAGCATCTGCAACTCCATTCACTTTAATATAGTCAAGCTCAAAATACTCATAAGTTAAGATCTTTGCTCTGATTCTAAACTCTCTACCCCAGGTAGTAATAAATACTCTACCATGAGGAGAAACGATATACCAAGGAGTCTGAGTAAAACTCCCTGCTTTATCTCGTCTCCAGTCAATAGCTGCGTAGAGCCCAGAAGTTAGGTCAGTTCCAAACTCCAGAGAGAATACAGTCTTAGCAGCTCGATTTCCAAGATCATACACATCTGTACAGATCTCAAATGGATCAGTAATAATAGTCTCTGAAGCTGTGACATATGTTACTCCTCCCTGGAAGCCAATACCAGTAATATTTGGTGGACACTTTCCAAGATTTCCTGTAGCTACATCGTAGACAAATCCAAGAAATCCATCGCAGATATAAACCAAGTTATTCTGGTTATCATACGACATTACTACGTGTGCGTTTAAGCCTGAAAGATATTCACTATAGTCAAGAAGTTTTAAGGAGTCTGACAGCTTCCATAACTGTCCATTTTTGTCAATAAAGAACTGCTTAGTCTCATCACCTGCAACAGCATGCTTTCCCTTAAGACCTATTCTATAGATAGTATCCAGACCGAATACTGCCCCAGCAGGAACTAACAGAGAAATACCATTCTCTCCATAGACTACAATCTTTCCTGATAACTTCTTTACTGCGTAAACATAACCCTTCCAGTCAACAGGTCTCTCCCCAGCAACATTACTCTTACTAACAGTAAAATCAAGACTTCCCACATCTGACCACTTTAACCAGTTTAACTTTGCTGGCGAAGCGAAAGGAATATAACTATCATTAGGTAGTAGAGTTAGTGTAACAGCAAATGGTGTTGCTGCTACTGTTAAACTAATTATCCAAGCCCCAGTAAGAGAAAGTGTTAGTTGTAGTGGACTGGCTGTTATTTTCTTGTTTAGCCATGTTCCAGTAAGTGACATTGTAAGGAATAGTACACCCTGATCAGGATTACTATTCCTATCTCTTGCATAACAGTTATAAGTAATGTCCAGAGAAGGATCTCTTGCTGCTGGAATCTTAGAGAACCCTGCTCCGCAGTCAGTTCGAGCCCACGCAGTCGCATCATAAATATACGCTGGGTTTGGAGGAGTTACCAGATGGGGCTTAGCAAGATTACGAAGTCCTGAACCTTGCCTTACAACATCAAAGATAGTACACGGAACTTTATTAGTTACCCAAGGCATCGCCTATCTCCTCAAGAGACTGTGATTAAATCTCAACTACTGCGTAGCAATCACTGACACCCATTGCAGACAAATTCCAGAGAATTATACTTGAACTTACTGGAATCACTATACCATTCGGGAATGTCCAGATAACACCAGTTCCAACAGTAGCTGGAAGAGAAATTCTTCGTAGATAAGCCGCCGGAATCGTAGGTCCAGTTCCCCACGCAAGCGATGACTGAACGACACCAGCAGCAATTACGTTGTTCGGATCTTCAGCAAGGAAGTCCACTGGCGTAGTTGGGGTAATCCCTATTGCTGCCGGATAACCCAGAGCAAAGGTTGATGCTGTTGCAGCAGCCAAAAAGATACCAAGCTCAAGCAACCTTGCTCTACCTGGAGTTGCTCCAGTCCTAATCTCCCAGCAGCAGTTACCTGTCGTTACGTTTGAAGTTCTTACTGCAAGATGTAATCTCATTTTTACTCTCCTTTAAATTAATTCTACATTAATGTTCTGAATGAACATTGGTGTTCCATCTGAAGCGATAATAGTACCATTCGCATCTATCCACGCTACAATTGCATCAGTATAGTCATGGCCTGGAGTTGCTGTAGTATCATCGTATATAATAGCTCCTGATGCTACAAGTGAACCTCCAGTAGCATTCCACTGTACATTACTCCACGCAAGCTTTGCAAGATTAAGTGAGTCATCTACTGTAAGAGCTACTCCAGAAAGCGTTATTCCAGCAGCAGTATACCCAAATGCTGTAGCAAGTTCACTACCAATTACATCTGCGTAAGCATGATGCGCTGCTCTATCAAAGACAAATCCAGCTTGCATCAGAATAATCTGAAAGACATTAGTCAGAGCAATGATATCTCCCTTCATACACATTCGCTTAAAGGTGTTAGCAACGTAGTTGCTCATGACTTCCTCCTTAAGCTATACGAAGCTCGACATTGCTGATTGTTGCTACTCCACCATCTGCCTGAGTCTGCTCACCACCAAAGTCAATATATCCGACTATTGGATCAGCAGTTGGAGTAGTTACTGTATCATCAAAGATGATTGCTCCAGGTGTCGGACCAATACTTCCTCCACTCGCAGTCCATGTAACGTTTGCCCATGTTACCTCTGTTCTGTCATCTGTATCATCCTCAGTAACAAGAACACTTGTAAGTGTATTCGTGTTACGAGTATAACCATAACCTGTTGCGAGCTCACTTGCAGACACGTCAGCATAAGCATGATGTGTATCTAGATTAAATACAAATCCTGATGCCATCAAGATAATCTTAAACGAGTCGTTTGCGAAGTCGATAGCTTTACTCGCAAGAAGAAACTTCAACTTATTAGCTACTGTACTTGACATTTTGTACCTCCATTAATTAAATTAGTATATAACTACACTGTGAATTGAATTACTATATGGTGAAGATGGTATATTAATGATATGATCTACTGCCATCGTTGCCAGTTTAATCCTAACTATCTTTCTATAGACATTAATCCAGGTATAGTTATTTATACACCAGAGATCTTCTCCTGCGCATACCAGTCCTGTAAAGGCTGTACCAGTACTCAAATAATCATAAAGTACTGCAGTATCAAAAGCAGTTAAGTTAAACTTATAAAGCTTTAGATTAAACTTATCACTAACATAAACATTGTTATTTATGTCTGTTGCCATACTCATAACATTACTATTAGGTAACCAAGATGTATTCTGCGTTCCTAAAAGAACAGGAGGATTAGTCAATGATACTTTCATCAGACATGGAGTATAGTTATTACGAGCAATAACACACTCAGTCTTCTCGTTATTAAAAGCAGCGCAGTAGCCATCACTTGCTCCTGTAAACATGTAACTACTTAAATAAGTAAATGAAGCAAGACTAAAGACTACAACATTAGTCCATGTAACCAAGAAGATAAAGTTTCCTGTTACTCGTATACCAAGAAGACTTCCATAAGAAAATGCAATACCTACGTTTCTTCCAGTCGCAGTAAATGTACTGAGGTCTATCTCATAGATCCTCATCCTGAAGTTAGGGCCAGCAATAGCATCACAAGAACAAGTAACATAAAGCATATTACCTACAAGATATCCAGGACCGGGAAAGTTTAATCCATCTGGTGGAGTAAGATCAATGTACCTTGTAACTACCTTAAGTTCTAAGTCTACCTCCCACACAGTAAATGTACTTCGAGTAATACTCTTATTCCAAACATATAACTTTCCATTATATACTTGTGGAAATGCTCCAGAAGTAGTAGCTTCATCTGGGACAGACGCAAAAGTTGGATCAAGCACAGAAGTATAGTAGTTTACTCTTGCAACTGGATAAGGAGTATCATTAAACAGAGCAGTAATATAAGTATACGCTCTTGGATTAAGAATCGGTACTGACATCTTTGGCCAGTAACTGCAAGGCTCGTGTATAGTAGTTATAGGTGTATGCCCAAGATTATCATTTACCTTCCAAGTAGGATCAGTAGAGGTTGAAATCTTATTTCCTTCGTTGTATGAAGTCTTATCAACAACAGGAACAAGAGGCCAAGGATACTGTCCCTTATATGTTTTCCAGTCAGTCATTATATCTGCCTATAAAGATTTCTGTTTTCCATTCTTGAGTAAGTAATAACTCTCTTAGGCCAGATCGCAGTCTGTATTCTCTTATTTGGTTCTCCCCACATACCACCCATCTCTAAAGTAACTACAAAAGGATCTTGCTTATTAGAAGGAAAGACCTTCCAAGGAGATGTATTAGGCGAACCAAGAATAACCTGTCCATTAAAGTTAAGTATACTCACTGCTGTTGGTAGAAGTAACGTCTCACTATACACACCTGTATCAGGGTCTTTAACTACTGCAACCTTACCATTACTCATATAGAGATAATTGTAAAAGTCTACTGCAGTCCAGGTAGATCCTTTAGCAGAAGCAGTAAAGACTAGAGTAAGAACTCCACCAGAGTACTCATATATCTTAGTCTCACCACAAACAAGAATAAAGTTCGTGAAGACAAAGATCTGTGGATACGGAAACAACTCATTAATTACACTTGTGTCAAGTCTCGTCAGCTCATCAATTGCTACAAGAACTCCGTCACGACCAAGTGCGCCCTTGGATTCTACAAGGTACTTGCTGTCTCGAGGCATACGCTTCGATGGGCGTAAACCTCGTGACAACTGATCGGCAGTAATCGTAAAAGTGAACTCTCCAGGCATTATAATTTCCCATTCTGACTCAGGTCAACAAGACCAAAGTCTCGTTCGATCTTTGTTGGTATGGTAGTAGTATTAACATCTTGAACAATAACAAGTCTTCGCTGAATCTCAGGAACGGCTTTTACCAGCATATCCTCATACTTCATTGTTGGATTCTTACCTTCAATCATCTCAACAACAGACTGAACGATGTCTTTCCTTCCAGCAAACTCTGGATGTGCTTTATAAAACTCTGTATTAATCTTATGCAATGCGGCGTGGTTAGCCATTAAATTTCCTACAACCTCCGGGATAGCTAACAATGTTCTTTCAACTGCTGCATTAATTATCTCATTCTTTTCTTCTTCTGTAATCACTGAAACCTCCTCTTTCCAGAAAGGTCAATTTTTGACCAACAAGTTAATGATACGAGTCTGAGTTAATGCTGTAACGTGCGCCGTACGGTGAACTTGCTGGAGTTAAGATATATAACTCCTCAACCTGATTCGCCGCGTTAAGTATAACCATATCTCCATACGAAGACTTAGCTATCAACGCTACTTCAGCAGATACTGCCTTTCCATACTCTGGAGCTAATCTAATTGCTAAGTTATATATTAACGGCTCTTCATAGTACGAAGGAAACACAAGCGTGTCAGTTGTCAGTCCAAACGATCCTGTCTCAACGAAAGGTTTAAAACTGTCAAGGTAAAGACCCTCAGCAGTATTTGGAACAGGATAAAGATAGAGTTCAGACAGTGGAAACGAAGGATGAAAGAACAGAGCAAATGGTCTCGATGTCGTTTCCTTAATCGAAATTGATCTGTACTTTCCCTCTGAGATAATATCAACAGGATGTGTTACTCCTGTTGCTCCACTGCCTTCGAGAACATACGCTCCGAGAACTTGGTTTGGTCGGGTAGTATTTATATCCCCGCCAGTCCCCCAAGTATATAAGGACTTATTCGGTGTGAGTGTAATGTTCTCTTTGATCGACGCAAAGACGTTAACGCTCAGTGCTCCCCAAGATCTCAACATACTCTGAAGAGCCGATAGTGCTTCAGCTTGTCGAGTAGTCTCGATTGTCTCTCCACTACTTAACGCACCGATCTTCCGAAGACTTGAACTTAACAACTCAGATACTAGCATTTCTCTTATCCTTATTCTGGTGTTGAGTAAACAACTGCACCACCATTAGTGCCTGATAAAACAGCATATAAAGCAATTTTAGCTCTAACAGGAACTGGAAACATAACAACTATTCCACCTACTGCACCGGGAACAACGTACTTAGCCAGAACTTCTCCAGAGTTATCTTTACTATCATATAGAGTAATAGTAACTGGATTAGTTCCATCCGTAATAAGAAGAAAACCAGTCAATAAACACGGGAGTGGAGATAGTATAACACTTCCTGCCGCTAACAAACCGTTTGATTCAGTAACATTTACCATCTTATACTCCTTCAAGAAAGGTCAATTATTGACTATTTAACTTACTAATTGCCTACTTCTCCTTCGTACATATTCTCATGGCCAGGCAGAAGAGATACCTTACCAGGATGATCCACCCAACCACCTTCTACTTCAAGTCTGGCAAGTTCAACTTCAGTTTTAACAACTATGCCACTTGGACAGTTTTTATGGTATCTCCAAGCAGGCAATCCTAAACTAGGAAACTGCACAACTGTAACTTTTCCAGTTTCCTCGTCTACCTCGATTTTACCTGATCCCAACAACTGATTCTTTGAAGCCATTTCTTCCTCCTCATAAGTTTAACTCAGTGAAGTATAGCATACTCCACTGAGTTAACATACTAAGTTGCAAACGCATTAGCAAAGTTAGTATAGACATTCGGATTTGCATCTGTCTCATACCAACAGCCAACATTTGTAAGTTTGTTTGCTCCATCAACTGTAAGACCACTTGTCTTCATACCACACTCAATCAGAGTAACTTCACACGCAACAGCTCCAGTTACTGTAAGTCCTCCAACAAGGCGATAGCCTCTAAACCTTACTCTATCGTCAGTTAACTCTGTAATATAATCGACAAGACCCTCAATAACTTCACCGTTACCATCAGCATAAATTCTAATTGCATCTGTGGCTGCTCCAGTTCTATTAACGTCAATAGAACTACCTGTACCTTCCTGCTCAGTTCCAATATTCTGCAGATACAGGTTTATTCTTTTAGTTACATACGCATTATCTACTTGCAAGCCAACTTGACCAGTACGATGCTTAAGGACAACTCCTTTAAGAGTCATCTCCCAAGTTGCAGATGCTGCAGCAGGATTAACTGAAATAACACTACCTGCTATACTGCGAACAACTGCAAGGCCATTCCCATCAATACAAGCAATTTTCACCCCAGTTAAATTTGGCCAAACAAAAGACTCATTATAATCTCCACCTCTAAGTGCAATAATCTTTCTTGAAGCAGAAACGAGAGTTTTAGCTTTTGTTAAACTTGCAAATGGTTCAAGTACTGTACCTTTACCTTTACTATCATCTCCTGTAGAAGCAACAAAGATTAGTCCACCACCAGCACTAATTTCTTCTGCATCTCCTTCAAATATTCTATCTCTCCACATAATTATTCTCCTTAGTCTACTCCTTAGTACGTTAAATACTAAGGAGTAGTTGGTGAGGTTAACCCCAGAGCCGAACCGCAAGTTCTGGATAGAGTGTCTTAACACCATAGAGAATATCAAGACGGATAATCTCTTCATCAGCGTCAATGTCATACTGCTTCACGACACGAATACTGATACCAGCATCCTGATCAGTCTCTCGTGCGCCCCAGACATTCGCCGGCATCTCAATAGGAACTGTAACCAAAGCAAACGCGTTTGGATGGAAGATTAAATTCTGAGGATACACAGAACTTTCTGTTCCAACAAACGCAAGTGCAGCGGTAGTAAGTGGCAGCGCATCCACATTACTCTGAGCATTAGTTGCTCCATAGACAACCGATGGAGTAATAGCGAGAGTCATATCTGCGCCAGTATCTGCGTTATCAGCAGTCACAGCCCAGTTATGAAGCACACCAGTACTCACACCCGACATCGGGTTAACCTGGTTAGTTGCCCCAACAGTAAAGATATCACCTTTCTTTACTGTATTCGATCCACTCCAGCCATTGGTCACAAATGCGGCTGCACCAGTAACTGTAGCTCCGTTCATAAGAGGAGTTGCACCAGCAGTAAACGCACCAGTTGTATGACGCGCAATATTCTGATCCATGTAAAGACTCAGATTTGCAATCGTTCCAAGATAACCTTTGGTGATAATGTCCTTGGCAACCTGCGGCGAAAATGTACCTTTCAACCCATCAGCCAATGCCCAGTTTGCAGCCGGATTAAGAATTCCAACTCGGCCTTCCTGAGGAGCTGCTTCGTTGTCCAGGATTGTCTGAGCATCACCAAGAGCCTTAAACGTCGATGGTGTAGTTCCTGGAGTTCCTGCGTAGTTAAAAACGTCAGTATACAGACCGCAGAGATCTGCATCAACCTGGTTTCCAAGAGCTGCAGTTGCGGGATTAATATACCGCTTGCTGTAGTCCTCGATAGTTGTCGTCAAATCGACAGAACTGAATGCCCAGGAAACGTGTGCCTGAGTTGACATGGCAATGCTGGTCGATGGTTCAGAAATATTCGAGTTACTTCGTGCCTGAGTCTTTGTAGCTCGAAACTTATTTGGCTTACGAATAGTAATAGTCTGCCCGACCTTGACAAACTCATTCTTATAAGCCGTATGAACATGCTTCGCCATTGCCAGGTTATTGATCAGCATCATCAACGCTTCCTTAGCAATGATCGTAGGGGTAAGTAAAGTATTACTTGAAGCCATTTTAAATCTCCTTAACTATTACCTGCTTCACGCCAAGCCCGATACTCCTTCGGAGACATCTTAAGTGGGTCTTTCTCTATCGCACCTGTAGCCTTCACAGGAGTGATTGGTTCTGGCGTCTTGGTTGTTTTCTTCTTCACTGGTGGAACTGGTTGTACGATGTTATCAGGATTCTCATCACCGCCCCCACTTGCTACGCTGGGCTTAGGCATCTCAGCAACCAACTTCACCTCTATCTTTCCGATTTCCTTCGCAGCTTTTATAACTGACATCTCACCAATTTCAGCAGCTTCATCCGGGTTCTTCCCAAGATAGTAGAAAATATCTTCAGCAATATCTGATTCGAGAATAGCTTCTACCATTCCCTGATTAATCACGAGATCCTTATGGAAGACGAGTACATCATAGTCATCATACTTATCGCGTCCTCTATCAGCAACCTCGACGAGCTCTTGCTCAACTTCTTCTGCAGCTTGCTTCTCATCTACTTCGTCTGTCTTCTTGGTACTCTCAGCCTGCTGAGCTTTTAACTTACTCTCAACTTTCCAGTCTGTAAGAGCTTCAAGAAATGCTTCATCATCTTCGAAGTCCTCTTTCTTAGGTCTCTCAGTATCTGGAATAGAGGCCTTCAACTTCTTCAGTTCGACCTCTACTGCGAGCCGTTTAGTTCTTTCAAAGTCTCGTTCACGCTCTGTTGCGCGCCATTTCTTGGTGAGCCTTCCAATTCGCTTTTCAACGGGATCTTTATCGTCTTCAGTCTTTTTCTCGTCAATGGATTTCTCACCAGTAGGTTTTTCACTAACAGGCTTAGGAACAACACTTAACTTCTCCTCCTTTATAGCAGGTTTGGCTTTCTTGTCTTCATCTTCGACAATCTCTTCTTCACCTGTAAGTTCGTCTACATCAGTCTTAACTGGCTCTGTCGAATCTACAGACAGTATATTCGGATTATCAACTCCATTAATAACTCCAGTCGTAGACAACTCTGCCTGCTTAATTTCCTCCAATGTTCTTAACATATCGCAAGTCTCCTCAACTTGAGCGTTATACTACATTAAACTACTTACTCTCTCGAGCCTTCCTATACTCTTTTGGAGACATCTTCTCAAGAGGCTTCATTTCCTTTGGTTCAACAGAAACCTGCTCCATTTGTAGTTCGACTGTATAGTTTGTCTTTTTCTTCTCACTTGTGCTCTGAGTCTCTGACTGTCTGACTTCAGTAATAGTTGCTTCTCCAAGAACAATTACCTTATCTCCAACTTTGAAGTCCTTCAACTTAGGTAACTTCTCAACCTGTTCAGTCTCAAAACGCAGTTGAAGTCCATAAGGCCAGCGATCTTGCTCGCTAGAAAGCTTACAAGGCTTACAATCTTCCTTCATTTCTTTCTCAGTCTTCTTAGAAAGTTTCATATCTATAAGTTCCATTACATATTCCTCCGCTTCGCAAGCTTGTCTAAGCCTTTACCCTGCATAAGAGCTCGCAGAGCATTGTTTGGTGCTTTCTTTGGTAAACCTTTATAATCTATTGTAGTAAAATCACGCAACGATTTCTTCTTCATCTTAAGCACTCCCATATTCTTCTGAAACACCTTATCAGGATCATGCTCAGCGATAGCCATAAGTCTTTGTTGAGCTTTAGATACTGCTGGCATCTGTGCCTCCTATCTCAGCTGAATGTTCTTTTAACCAGAGTTGTGTTGCTGCATCATTATCACTTTTACTTTGTGTTGGCTCAGTAGATTTAATAGACTCTTCCTCTTTCTTAGGAAGAATATTCTCAGTCGTATTTAACTGCGAA